TCATAACACATTAAATGGTTTCCCGCAACAACCTTTTTAAATAAATTCTTAAAGATGTGAGTGCAAAAAAAACCTAGCCATCCGAAGATGACTAGGTTTTTTTATTTGTTCATACTGCTTGTTTTAAGCAAATTTTATCATTATTAGATAATGAAATTCGCAATCGACATTCTTGCGTAGAATTTAGCACCCTCACGAAGCAATTTCTTCCCGTACCTTGTCAAAATACCTTTTCTGGGGCAAAAGCTCTCTGGATCGAGAACAACAGGTGTTTGAGTAAGAGGAACATAAGGGCAGTAGAAATATCCTGAGTCAAGATATGAATCGCCTTTATAGCCCATAAGGATTTGATTGCTTTGGAACAATGGATCTTTATATAATCTCCAACGATTGTTCACAGTTCCGACATACTGGATGCCAAGGGAGCTAGTGAATGTTTCGCTAGGAGCAGGAGCGAAACCAGCGGTTGCGGTTTCGAAGATCGAAGCAACTTCGGGAGATGTAACGATGAAGTTAGCACCACCACGAAGGGTCTTACGATGAATAACGGAGGAAATTTCAACGATCTTCACATAGAGAGATTCATATTTTTCCTTGATGGTATCACCTAAGGAGGTGTTGAAGTCCCAAGCGGTTACAGTGCCAGCATTTTGACGGAGGTCGGTGAGGACTTCACGATCAATTTCAAGATTGATTTCTTGAGCAAGAACTGCGGTCAATTCGGCTTCAGCGTCCAAGTTGTGTTGCGAACGAAGATCTTGTTGAGCTTCATAAGACCATACAGCCTTCAACTTACGGGTCTTGGCGGTAATATCTTCAGATTCAACAACGAGGTTGATTTCTGGAAGGTCTTGATTACATTCAAGATTAGATTCGTAGCTCATCACTACGCTATTAGCACTAGGATCACCATCCCAAGTCAATGTCAATGCACCAGTGGTCAAATCAATTGAGCCATTAGTTACAACTGGTGAAGGTGAGCCAATTTCAGTTTTATTGAATGTACCACCAGCACTAAAATTGAATGTATATACTGCTGTAGCACCATCATAGATAGTACCAGTAATAGTACCAGCCAAAATTGGTCCTCGTTCAAGTGTGAAGTTGGAAGTGGTATCGCCACCTGCATCTACTAGTCTCTCGTTCTGAACGAACTGGTGAGAATAGAAGATATCAAGGTTTGCAGTACCATCAGCCTTCTGCATCAATGAATTTGCGTCATCACCGGGGAAGCCGCCATTATTATCTGCACCACGGGTAGCACCCTTATTGGATGAATAGCGGAAGCGGAGATAATAAACAAGACCAGTAGGTCCAAGCAAAGGCTGGACGGATACGATCTTATTAGCGATCAACTGTGGGTAAATCCTACGAACCAATGGTATGGAGATTCGTTTGAATTGTGCGATGTCAGCGGTGTCGGTAGACACTTCGTTGATAAGGCGTTGGTTTTCGAGAAGAACTGCTGTGGCTGCACGAGTATTACGGTCTTCGATTCCATTGAGGAGACCAGTTTTAGCCCAGCGTCCTTCTAACTCTTTAGCTTCATTTAAAAATCTAGCATTAGCGTTCATATTAAAATTTCCTTTTGTTAGAATTTAGCTTTTACTTTGGTTTTTTCACACCTGAAAGAACCAAGATTTGGTCTAGTTCACTGCTGTTGTTGCTGTCGTAATTTTCCGAAATTATGACTTCTTGATCAACAACTTTGTTACCTCTCCCCGTTACATTCTGTGCTTTTTCAACTCTTGCATTCTGTTCTGTAATTACTTCAGACTTCTTTCGACTTTCAACCGCCCTTGTTTGCTCTGTAATTAAATTTTTAGCATAGCGTACATTTTCATTAAGTTTAGTGTTTTCGGTAGAAAGCCTGATATTACGGGCTTCCATAATTCGAAGTTGACCCTTAAGTTCATCTGCTTGTTTGACTGCTTCTTCAACTTTTGCTGAAGAAACATTGTTCACTTCATCATCGGAAAGATAATTGCTGGTGAGGTCAACAATCTTATCGAGAACGACCTTATGTTCAGCCAAGCGAGGATCGGTTACGATGTCCTTGCGAGCTTGTTCATAGATTTCTTGACCCTTCACTTGAAGGAATTGATCTACCTTATCAACGATATATTCCTTCATTTCATGAAGTTTCTTGTCGTATTCTTCGTACAGTTCTACTTCAAGAGAATTGTTTTTAGCTCTTTCAGATTTAAGCATCTGATAAGCTTCTTCATATCCTTCTTCCATAGCTTGCTTGTACTCTTCGCCTTGAATATCAAGACGATTGCGAAGATCGGCAATGATAGAATAAGCTTCTTCATAACCTTTTTCCGCAGTATTTTCTGATTTGTTTAGTTCGCCAGAGAGATCTGAATATGCTTCTTCAAGCTTTTCATTATACTCTTTTTCGAGACTTACTTTAGCCTGATCTAGCATCTCGCTGATAGCAGAAGATACTTCCTTTACATCGGACTCAGGCAACAATTTCTTGATCGCTTCCATTATCTTTTCCATTAGCCTAACCTCACTTTGCTAGTGTTTCGTTTTAAGAAATAATCAAACAATTTTTGATTTAATACTTTTTGTTTGATCCTCGATTATTCCACCCAAGCAAGCAATTAACGCTTCTTTGCTAACTCTATGTATGCCGCTACTTTCATTTTTAGCAGGTATTTCCATAGAATTATTTATTGGAGCATAATTTTCTCGCTTGTTATTTACTACCTTTTCCTGAAAGGCAGCGTGTGTGCTTGGATCTGCAACCGCATCAAAAGTTAAGAGTTTATAGCTCTCACCAATGACAAGGATGCCGTTCTCGTCCACTTTGCCGTTGCCTACGCCACGGCTACTAATTCCGACTCGTACACCATCATTGATAAGTGCTTTGAGGATTCTTCCATGTGGAGTATTAAGAATCTCTCCCTCACCCATGAGGTTATTGCCTTCCCACCACAACTTTGTAATGACATGAGATGCCTTTTCAAAGTGAATGATAGAATCAGTGGGATGGTCAAGTTCGCCAACCAACCCACGAGATTCAATTACTGGCAGAAGTTTTTTTACATTTTCATCGAGGACTCCGTGTGGATACATCCTCTTGTTTTTGTTAACAGCCTCGGCTTCTTGAAATTTTCCTTTAAATTTAGTGAGTCCCTTATCGGTAGACTCATTAAGACTTAGAAAAAGTCCTCCATTATTGCAGGAGTCAACAAGTAGCATTTTGTTGTCGCTCATTTATCTCCTTTTATTCAACTCGTTTGGCTATTTCAGACTTTGGGTGCATTGGATTATTGAGGTTTGGCCAAGTATCATCCGACTGGAATGTACCGATTTCCTCATTATCCTTATCGACACCCTTTTCGCCCTTTAGGGTGAAGGTGAAAGGATCAGGAATGTAAGGGTTACTTAAGGATGGCCAAGTATGGTCACCACCATCATTACCCAAAGCATTATGAGCCATTTCTTCATCTCCGCCCAAATCTTTTCCATCACTCACAGGTGCATGATTAACACCATATTCATCTCTTCCATTAAATTTGGAAGGAACTGCATCGGTTTGTTTTGCATTCCAAGCAGTATTTGGATGATCTCCATCAGCGGAAGTATGAACTCCATGATCTTTCCATTCGCCAGAGTTATCAACATTGGCTTCAACTAAATCATTGATATAATCAGCGATTTCTTCAGCCATTTCTAAGGACGGAGATTGAGTTTTGCTTAATACGGCTTCAACATCATACATGAAACTTGCGGTTTCAATCTTAGTTGCTTCGTCACCGATTTCGCTTGCTGTTTTGTGCATTTCATGTAAAGCTTTATAAAGATCTGAGAAAACTCTCATATCAATACTTTCGCTTTCATCAAGTTTTGAAAATAACTTAGTGGCTACATTTTGGAATTCCACATAAGCATCTTTGCATTCTTTGCATTCTGCGGTGATATCAGTTCTAACACCAGCAGCAGTGCCAATTTTCTTTACACGATCTGTATATGCACTGTGTGCAGTTCTAAGAATTGCTTCAGCAATAAACTTGCAAGTATCATCATCATAATTTGTGATATTTGCTATTTCGAAAGCTTCAGCGATATTATTTGTTAATTCTTCCTGAGTTAAATAAAGAACTCCGGGGAATTTGCTAACCATGTTTTCTAGAGCTTCTTCAAGGGAAGAATTATCAGATGTGTTGTTATATCGCTTTAATTCAGCGATAGCCTTTACAAATGTTTGATTCTCATTAAGCTTCTTGGCACTACCACGAAGAATTTTTAGATCTGTATCGATTGTTTTCCATTGGAAGGAAAGGATTTTACCTTCATTCCTTTTTTGTGTATTTGGAATAGCTACGGCAACAATATTTCCTTTATTGTCAGGTTGAATTATAGATTCGGTCAACATATGACCATAATTTTTGTATTCAACATAACCAGATACATTATTGGCTAAATTAGCCCATTCTTTCATATTTTTTACTGCACGAACATAAGTTCTCCAGCGAGGATTTTTGGATTGTCCAAGTTTCCTTGCGGCTGTAGCTCGCTTACGACCTAATTCTTTCTTTTTGCTCTTCGAAATTTTTCTCTGACTTAGCTTTCTCATACGAACACGCTTTGCTACTAAGCTGCGTGGTTGTCTCTTGTGGAATAGTTTGCTGCGTTTTCCAG